ATCGGCGGTTATGCTACAAAGCCGGCAACAGACCCGACAAGAACAGGTTACGACTTTGCTTACTGGGCAACGGACGCAGCAGGAACGAACGAGTTTAGATTCGCGACAACGCCGGTTAATGCAAATATCACTCTTTATGCAAAGTGGACTGAAACGGTTTGCGATGTAACTTTTGATTCTGACGGCGGAAGCGCGGTAGAAACGCAGAATGTAGGATATGGCAATAAGGCAATATTCCCGGAGATTCCAGTAAAAGAAGGCTACAGTTTTGAAATGTGGCGTATACGAAAAACTGAATATCAGTATGAAGAGTTTGACTTCTCTACACCAATCACAGAAGACATAACTCTCTATGCTTTGTGGTTTGGGGGTGAATGATTATGACAGATAACGATAAAGAAGACTTATTGACCGATTATGTTTCGCAGCTTGAAGAAAACGCTTGTATTTGTGTCGCACTTTCAAAAGAAAAGCAGACTAACGCCGTAGCGGTTGTTTATGTCGATTCAGACGGAAACGACGCAACGGTTACGGTTTACGATTTTACCTATTACACATGGAAAAGCAGCGATACTTTTGACAGTTTGGCAAACACGCTTTTAGGAAGCCCGGATTATGGAACTGTTATCGCTTACTTTAACGGCGTGGCAAATGAAAGTGAACTTGAATCAGGAACTAAAATTAAAATCCCGGTTCTTTCAGAAGATTCAAGCAATACAAACAATCGTATTTATGCAGAGCCAGAAAAGCAGGAAAACTACGGAATTGACATCAAAATAAACGACGACGGCGACTTTGACCTTACCGTCGGCGACATTAAGACCGTGGAAGGCAGAGACAACTTAACACAGGCTATAGCGTTGAGACTTACAACGGCGAGCAATAAAAGAATCAGATTGTCGGCGTATGGAATCCGTTCAACTATCGGCGACCCGGTAGCGGTTGAAAGTTATTTGAGCGGTTCTATTGAGCAGACAATAAGCGCAGACCCTAGAGTGTCGGAAGTAAACGAACTGACATTCGAGGGCGACGGCGATAAGTTGAAACTTGGAGTCGTTTATACAGATATAAACGGTGATACTGGAATGTACAAGGGGGATATTTAAAATTATGGCAAAAATCAGGCGTTACGATGAAATTATGGCAGGTGCGACCGCAAATATGATTGCTAAACAGGATAAAATTACGGATTTTAACGAGGGCAGTATTATTCACACTATCCTTGATACCGTTTCGCGCATTGCAGAAAGGTCTTATGTCGCAATCCGGCAGGGCTACAATGAAACGCTTGCTATCCTTCCTTATTCGCCGTTTAAGTTCACGAAAAAAGAAGGATTTTACGCAAGCGGTACGGTAGTATTCAGTCGCGCAAATGTTTTAGGAAGCCAATCAATTATTCCTAAAGGTACGGTAGTAAGTGGCGGCGGCTATACTTTTACTACAACGGAAGCCGGTATTATTCCGGCGGATTCTCTCAATAGTGAGCCGGTTACGGTAAGCGCAGACGGCGCAGGAAGTAATTATAATATCGCAGCAGGTGTAATAAGCGCGATTGACAGTATTGTGCCAGCTGATGTCGTTAGTGTTACCAATGAAAGCGCATTTACCGGCGGAACTGATAAAGAAACCGAAGAAGAGTTTGAAGAGCGTTTTAGAACATATATCAACGGACTTTCAGGAACTAACGCATACGCAATAAAAAGCGCAGCTTTGAGTATAAACGTCGTTAGAAGTGTTTCAATTCAGAATCATAAACCGCCGCTTAAAAACATTTACAATATGAGCGTATATGTGGACGACGGTTCAGGCGGAGCAAGTGAAGAAACTCTTGAAAAGGTAAAACTTGCTATTGAAGGTGATAATACAGAAGCGAATCCCGGACATCTTGCGCCGGGCGTGAATATCCGCGTTATTACACCGACCGCCGTACCTGTAAACATTGAAATGACTGTAAAAATTATTTCTACAGATATAGACGAGGCAAGAACTAAAATTCAGAATGTTGTTACCGCTTATGTAAACGCACTTACAATCGGCGAGGATTGTATATTGTCTTCAATCATTACAAAGGTAATGGCTTTGAATTATGTGCGTGATGTTGCGATTACTTCACCGGCTGCAAATGTTGAGCCGGCTATAAATCAGATTGCAAGAATCGGAACTATTTCAATTACTTTGGTAGAGGTTGAATAATGGCGGTTAATTCAATAGGAGACTTTATCAGAAGCGTATTTCCTACTCTTGTAAACAAAAATGGTACTACCTTTAAGGCGTTGCTTGCTGACGGTGAAGGCGGCGGAACGGTAGAAAAGATTTTTGAAGATTTGGAAGAGACCCGGAAAGCGTGGACTGAAAATAAAAGTATTTATTCTCAATCAGGTGAGCAGTTGCAAAAAACACTTGCCGTATTTTCTGTTATTTCGCAATTACAGAATGAGAGTGAATCGACATTCTTAAAGCGCAACGAACTTCTTTTTTACCGTAACGGCGATAAAACTTGGGGCGACAAGTGGAACATCTTAAATATCTTTAAGACCTTCTTTAACAATCAAAATGTTTACCTTGTGAATAATACAGAAAAGTTTGAGGAAAACTTACTTGAAGACGGCAACTTTGAGCGCAAAAACGCATGGACTTTGGAAGATTGCACTTATGAGCGTGAAGCAAGATTCGAGGAAACTACCGGCGTTTTATTCAATGCGTCGGGAACTTGCAAACAGAGCGTAAATGTAAACACAGATACGAGTTACTTTTTACACTTCTTTTTGAAGGGAAAAATCCGCGTACAGATTAAAGACAATAACAATCGCTATTGGAATCCAAAAGGCGGTGAGTTTGGAGCATGGAGCAATACAGAGTATTCAATGCACTTTGAATCTGACGATTGGGATAATAAGAGTTTTTACTTCATTACCGATGTAAATATTTCAAGTGTACAGGTAATTTTCTTGTATGAGCCGGGATATTACGCATTTTTGGACTATGTACGGCTGAATGAAAAGACCGGCGCGTCTACTTTCAGTTTGGTAGCGGTTTTTGAGGGCGTTATTTCTGACGAAACGGCAAACCTTGCGCCGGGAACTAACGACGACATTGTAGCGTTTGATTATGACACAATGGGCTATCACTCACCCGGCGGCGAAGACGCGAAACAAAAAGATTATGATTCAATGAGTTATCTTGACGACGCGCCTTTAGAGGAAGATGTAAGCCCGGTTGTTACGGAAGGCAAAAACGATATTGAGCCTTTAGACGGCTACGACAATATGACTTATTTGGACGAAAGACACGCGCTTGCGCCACAATCGCCGGTAGGAACTGACGATTTTAAGAGCGTGGACTACACGAAGATGTCATATTTTGACAGTGCATATATTTTCGGCGCGACCGGCAAGGAAGCGGAAGATATATATCAAGAATTGTTGGATATAGTTCAACCGGCAGGAATTACCAGTACGATTGAAATATTGACTAGAGAGCAGGACGATTAAAATTTTAATCAACAATAAGGAGTTGCATTATGGCAAATTTCAAAACGGCTATTGCGGCAGAAAATGAGATTATGAAAGCAAGCGATGTAACATTCGGCTACGATTCATCAATCGACAATGTAGCGGTCGCACTCAAAGCGGTTTTATCTAATTCCGCCGGTGATTATGTTGTCGGCGGTAAAGTAAAGCCTTATGGCTCGGGCGGCTTGAATGTTTCCATTGAGCCGATTTTTGCGTACAAAGACAGTACAGGCATATGCGTTGCGGAAACTGACACTACAGAGCCGGTGTCTTTTGAAGAGGCAGACAGTTCTCTTGACCGTATCGACATTGTAGAAGTTATGGGCGAAGAAGTGGGCTATGATTCACAGTCGCGCAAGTTCAATGACCCTTCTACAGGAACTAAAACAACACAGACAGTAAATACTAAAAAGCGTATTAAACTTACTGTTGTAGTTAAGAAGGGTTCAAACGGTTCTGAATCAGCTCCGGCAGTAGACGCAGGATATGTAAAACTTGCAGAGGTAAGAATACCGGCAGGTATAAACAATATCACAAGCGACCTTATCAAGAATATCGACGCAAGAAAATACGGCGAGGAAAATACCGACTGGACTACAAACAAGTCGGCAACTTTCAATCCGTCATACCTTGCAAACATTTTCTACACTTTCCTTGTGCAGCACAATGAATACGGAAGTCATAAAAACGCAGTTATCAAGGCTGCAAACATTGACTTTGGTACAGGTTCAGGGCAGGTAATGGGTTCTTCTCTTCCTACAGGGCAGAGTATGAGCGTACACGGCGTAGATTTTACATCTAGCGAAAGTGCAACAAGCCTGATTCAGTCTTTGGCAAACAATGTAAACAATCTGTACAAGTACAGTAACGACATTCTTTCAAGATTCACTTTCCTTGCTGATTTGCCGGTAGCTTGTTCAACTGCAAATGTTGATATTGCGACAGGCGGCGAAATGACAATCGACGGCGTTTCTGTATCAATCGGGCAGCTTGTCTTCCTGAAAGACCAAACAGACGCAAAAGAAAACGGATTCTATGAAGTTCAGTCGGGCGCATGGAACAGATACACAGGTTACACAACAAGCGCGCCTAGCGCATTTAAGCACAAACTTGTTTTTGTAAAAGCCGGAACTGCAAACAAAGGCAAGGTATTCTACCTTAACGGCGATTTTGAGCAGATTGGAACTGATGAATTGAACTTTACGGAAAGTAACTTTTCACCTTTTGCAATCGCAAACAAGGCAGTAATTCGCGACAAAGACGGCAGATTTAGAGCAAAAGCCCCGAAAGACGGTGAAGATGTTGCGCGCAAGCAGGAGTTTGACGAAGCTACCGCAAATACAGGCTCAACAGAAGGAAGAAATCTTCTTACAGTTCTTGGCGTTACGACAGTTGCGGAAGCTATGGAAGTTCTGCATGAAAGATGTAACGGCGTGGGCGTTGCTGATTTTTCCGGCTTTATGATTGGTGATTACCTTGACTTACCTTCACTTACGGTAGACGGTACAACTTACACTTGGAACGCAACTTATCAGAACTTGCGCATTGTAATTTCAGGATTCAATCACTATATCCATTGCGGTGATACAGAAAATACAAAGAATCATATCCTTTGGACTTTCAAGAATGTTGTATTACAGAGGCAGATGAATAGTTCTGATACAAATACCGGCGGTTATAACGCAAGCGCAATGAAGACTTATCTTGACGGTGTATTTGCACTCGGTTTGGGTTCTGCACTCGGTTCAAGTGATTATCTTTACACTATCAGTAGAGCAATTTCAAAGAAGAGTTCTACAGAATGGGTAAGAAATGCAGTCTTCCTGCCTACAGAGGTAGAAGTTTTCGGGGTTGCAACTTACGGAGACGACCAAAACGCATGGAATACAAATATCCAGTATCCGATTTATCGCGATTCTTCATATTACCGTTGTAAAAAATATAACGGCTCACGCGCTTGGTGGTGGGAAGCTACGCCGTCGGCCTCGGGCTCCACCGTCTTCTGCTATGTCAGCCTCTACGGTTATAGCAACGGCGGCAGCGCGAGTTCTAGCGACGGTGGCGTTGCCCCGGCTTTCTGTACCTGCTAAGGTACAGAATTGTATCTTTAATAAGGCGGCTTTACGCCGCCGATATAAACTTAATTTTTATAAGAAAAATGGGATAAAAAAGAAATATGTCAGTCGTTAAAAATAAGAGAAATCTATCACGCTTGGAGTTTTACAGTGTTGCTAGACAGTTGAGGGAAGATTTAACAAGATTCCTGATTAGAGATTTCGGTATTAGAAACAAAATCTATAAAGAGGTTTTGGAAGATAATACAGAATTGACGACAATCGAAGGTTACCCTGAATGGATAGTAGATTACCTTAGAAAATCAATAATCGTAACGGTAAATCAACTTATGGATAACATCGTAGCTGCTAATTCTATTTATCCCATAAATATGCGTGAAGTTGAGGAAAGGCGGATTTTGCAGGACAGAGCAATTATGAACTGCGAGCAGCTTTTACAGAAACTTACTTATTGCGCCGATGTGTTGCCGGTATCTTTATTGAAGTTCGAGCCGTATGCGGTAACGATAGATAAAGAAATCGCGTTGTTGAAAGGTTGGCGCAAGAGTACAAACGCAATAAGCGCAAAAATTATGAATAAAGGCGCAAGAGTGAGGCAATAAAGAGTTAAAAAAGTTACAGGAAAACATCTATAGAGGAACGCCGTACGCCTCGAACTCCACCAACTTCTGCAATGTCAACAACAACGGTAATAGCAACAACAACAACGCAAGTAATAGCAACGGTGGCGTTGCCCCGGATTTTCAAAGGCGGTCGTAAGTGTAGGTTTTATACCGTACCGTCCACTTGGAAAGGAGATGTTTTTCTTCCAGTCTTAAATGACTGGTAAAAAAGTGCTTGATATGTTCGGGCGGACGCTGCTTGCATGGCGGAAGTTGTGTAGTTATCTTTCGTTTCATGCCCGGTAACATTACGCGGCTTATTGCTAAAATTACACACGCCGTACAGAAGAGTACGACGAAGCCGTACAAGCACATCTTTTATTTTTTTTGAAGAGGAATGAATGACGAGCGAAGAGCGAAGAAAAGGAAGAAGAGAACGCCGCGAGGCGGAGCGGAAAAAGAAACATGAAGATTATATCCGCAAATATAACGACTTCAACCTTGTTTTAGATTTAGATAATCTCAAAGCTGCCTACAGAAAATCTAGGCGCGGTGTCGCTTGGAAAGAAAGCGTACAGAGATATGATTTATTCCTTATGAGTAATCTTGCAGAAACAAAACAGAAACTTGCAAGAGGCGAGAGTATTTCAAAAGGTTTTGTTGAGTTTGACATACACGAACGCGGCAAAACGCGACATATCCGAAGCGTGCATATTTCTGAAAGAGTTGTGCAGAAATGTCTTTGCGACAATGTTCTTACGCCGCTTATGACACGCTCATTGATTTACGATAACGGCGCAAGTATTAAAAATAAAGGTATTCACTTTGCCATGAATCGCTTGAGATGTCATTTATCACGCTTTTACCGGGAAAATGGTAATAATAACGGTTACGCACTTGTCATAGATTTTTCAAAATACTTTGATAATATCCTACATGAAAAACTTTTTGAAATGCAGAAGAAAAATATAACTGATGAAAGAATCTTTGAGCTTTACAAAAGTTTTGTAACAGTTTTCGGAGACGGTATTTCTTTAGGGCTTGGAAGTCAGGTATCACAAATATCGGCAATTTCATATCCGAATAAATTAGACCATTATTGCAAAGAAGTCTTGCGCGTGAGATATTACGGCAGATATATGGACGATACATACCTGATTCACAAAGACAAGAAACATCTTGAATATTGTTTGACAGAGATTAAAAGAATATGCGATGAACTGGGAATTAAACTGAATCCAAAAAAGACTTGTATTGTACCACTGGACGAAGGTTTTTGGTTCTTAAAAGGTAAATACATTTTACTTCCTAGCGGTAAAATCGTATGCAAGGCGAAAAGAGACGGTATTATCCGCATGAAAAGAAAATTGAAAAGTTTTAAGAAAAAGTATGACTTAGGTTTAATGCCTAAAGAAGATGTTTATACTTCTTATCAGTCATTCAGAAGTCATTTATTACATTTTGACAGTTATTATTTAGTGAAAAACATGGATAATTTCTACAAAGGGTTATTCCATGAAGAAAATATTACAGGGGGTAGTGATTATGAAAGACGCTACAAAAAATGTTTACTTAGCGATAAAGGGCGATGTAGTCATTCATCATACCGATTTGTCGGCTATGAAAACTATGGACGGTATCAGTGTACCTGATATGACAATTACCGAAGAAGAGTTTGAAGCAGCCGGCGGACTTGTTCGCTTGATTGACGGTAAAATCTTCTTGGGAAAAACCGACGTTGAAAAAGCGAGCGAAGAGGCGATAGAAAAAATCCGTGCGCTTAAAATGCAGCTTGCGGAGACAGATTATATCGCGTCAAAAATTGCCGAAGAAAGCGCAACAACAAAAGATTATGCTGATAAAATCGCAGAGCGGCAGGAATGGAGAGCGGAAATCAATCGTCTTGAAAAACTTGTCATTTAGCGTTTTTTGACGCTACTTTATTGCAAAAAACGCGATGTATGGTGTATAATACAAAAGTACAACATGGTGTTTTCAGGGAAAACCCGAAGCCGCTATCTACTTTTTTGGTAGGTGGCGGCTTTTTTATTTTTACGCGAGGAAATGGAAAAATGCAGGATTTTATTACTAACACATCGCCTATAAACTTAATTATAGTCGGTTTTTTTGGACTATGCGCGATATTTATTATCGTGAAAGCAATTAAGGAACTTTCTTTTAAGTTCGGGAATAATACTTTTTCTTGTTCCAGTAAAAAAACGCAGTCGGAAGTTATTAAAGTCGTAACGGATTACGCAGACTTTAAGTATAAAATCAAAGAAGAACAGACAGAGGGAATATCAGATTTACACTCACAGGCAAAAAGAACGGTTGCGGTGCAGCTTAATCAGTATGTCAAAAGAATTACCGTTGATTACATCGGCGCGCTGAATAAAAAGGGAGCGGAAATTGACACAAACTTGACTATCAATATTTTCACTCTTTTAATGCGCCTTCTTTATAATGAAATGTATAAGTTTTGCATGAAGATTTACGAATGTAATCACTTGAATGATAAATCGGATTCAGAACTTAAAGAACTTTCAGAAATAAACTATCAACGCCTTGCAGACATCTTTAGAAGTTTTATGCAAACAAACTGGCTTGAAGTTATGGGAAAATACGACATCTTACACGATGTTTGCGTATCAGAAATTGATTTTGTACGCGGCTTGATATTTCAGATTCTTGTATCATTCCGGGATTTGAGCCGGCAGAAATATGAACTTATAAACACAATAAATGACATAGATTGTAGAGTGCGCTCGAAGGTGCAGGAATCGGGCGTGCTTCCCATAAACGCAATATCAATACTTTCAGACCTTTACATTTCCGGAACAGGGCTTAACCGTAATAGCGTAGAAAAATGGTTTAACGGCGAAACAACAACATCTAGCGCAAAATAAATCAGACAATAAAACAAAAACTAAATAATTAGGGGGTAAATGAAAAATGATTGATTCACAGTTTTTGCTAAAAGTTTTTACCGCAGCTTTTGCGACGGTAGGAATTGAAGAGTTTATTAAAAACTTTTTGAAGACTGGTAAAACATGGGTGTATGCAATTCTTATGTTGCCGTTATCCGTTGCTTGTTACTTTTCGGTTGAAAAATTGCCATTATGGGTAATTGGCAGCCTTCTTACTATCGGTTGTGTACAGATATGTTATCAAACTATTGTACAGGGCTTTAAGGCAGTAATCGAAGGACTTTCAAACAAAATTAAAGACAAGGGGGCGGAAAATGTTTAAGCAGCTTTTATGTTCAAAAATCGGTAAAAGCGGTTGTTATTTTCTTTCACTGGTATATATCGCTGAATCCATTACAAAAAAGGATATTGATATATTTACACTTTACGAAAAGGGTGTAAAAGAAAAATGGCTTGATTCTGATTGTTTTATGGAAAATCCGGCAGGTATGATGTCATATCTTTTGGGTAAAAAATGCGATGTACGACACGATAAAGTCGGTTACAAACCGGCAAGCAACGAATACGAAATAACACGCTATGAACTTAAAGAAACCGGCGTTACTTTCGGTCATTTTGTCGTTACCCGAAACGGTAAACTTGTTTACGACCCATTTGGAGAAAGCCGGACACGAACAAAGGGAAAAGCGGTTAGCACACGAATTATTAAGGTGCTTTAATAAAAAGAATCTGCATTAAGATAACGGAGATTAAGACAATGAGGTGTAATTATGAAAAGAAAATTGTTATGTATCTGTTTATCAGTGTTTGTCTTTTTATGTTTGCCGGTTGCTGCACTTGCGGAAGAATCAACGCCGACGCTAAAGACATTATCGAAGGAAATTCACGCGCAACTGGAAAACTTGAAGCAACAATCACGGCACTTGACGGAACAGTTACTAATAGCCGAGAACGAATTGCAAACATCATCGAAACGAGTAGAGGAATTACAGATGCAGTTGATAGAGTTGAATTTCTGTTTAACGAATACGAATCAGAAGTTGAGCGATTACTCAACGAAATTGACAGAATACGAAACGAAGCTGAAATTCAGAGCGAAGATAATAGCAATAGCGGCGGTAATTCTACTGATTTTCATATTGATACGAATTATTTTATTGATTCTAAAAATCAAGTTTGGGATAAAGATTCCTTACTTGCTGAATCTTTTACTATAACTGATAAAGTGAATTAAGACCGGATTTAAAACGGATTGTATTTCTTTTTTCAGTCAAAGGCGGAGAGGGAATCTATAACCGCTTGAATCACTTTTCTTTTATTTTCCGGCAGCACTGAAACATCATAAGCAAGTTTATCAGTGTTATCAATTCCGGGAAGTTCGCCGGTAATTAAGTATTCAACGGTAACGCCTAGATCGGCGGCGAGTTTTACGGCAATATCGGCGCGCGGATAAGAGCCGGTTGCCTTCCATGTTGAAATACCGTTACTACTTATTCCGCAAATATCGGCAAGTTCTTTTTGCTGCATATTCTTATCTTTTAGCAGTCTTTCCAGTCTTTCATAAAATAATTCTGTACGCATATTGCCATTATCGGCAAAATGTTTAATTTTTTCTACCACCTTAAATAAAGTACAGTGCAAATAAGAAGAAAGTTGAACTATTTGAATCTGAATAAATGACAGTGCAAATAAGAAGATAATTGCGCAATTTTGCAAGGTTCTTATAAATGAATCGTTAATTGACAAAATCGCATATAAGAATTAGAATATGATAAATACTCGTATGAGAACATACCGAGAGTTCTTTTTGCCGTCCTAGCGTGCGGTCAGGTGCGCTAGGACATCTTTTTAAATGGGGCTAGATTATGAGTTATGTGTATATATCCGGAAAAATAACAGGCAATCAAAATTATAAAAATCAGTTTGAAAAAAGAGAAAAAGACCTTAAATCTTTAGGTTACTATCCAATAAATCCAGTAAAAATATATGAGCGTCTTAAATGGCGAATTGGCAGAGAGCCGACACGCCGGGAAATAATGGACGAAGATATAAAAGAGTTGAAAAAGTGCGATTACATAAATCACCTTGATAACTGGGAAGATTCCGAAGGCGCAAGAGAAGAGCATAAAATCGCGCAGGATAATAATATAACAATACTTGAAGTTACATTACTTTCACGCAGTTGGTAAGTAATTCTTAATAACTGTAATACACCGCTTTATATGCGAATTATTCTAAATTATGCACATATTTTCTTACAATCTGTAAGCATATATTCATAAATGATATTCTTTAGCCAGGATAATAAATACCGTCTACAAGTGCTTTCATACCGTCTTTATAAATACATAATTCAATCTTACGCTTGGCAATATCCGGCGCGGATATACTGAACTTATAACCTTGAAATGAGATAACGCCGGAATTATCGGTAGTTCTTTCAAACTTGCTGCAAATAAAATCTTTATAGTTTGCCGGCGGTTTACGCCATACCGCCTCTTTTTTCGCCTTTATTCCAAACTCGTCATTGAAAATGTCGATGTAATGATTTTTCAAAAAGTCGTTTGCTGCCTGAATCGTCTTTATTTTGTAATGCTTGAAATACCACGGCAAGCGACCTTGTAAAGTTCGCCACATTCTCTCTACTCTTCCTTTGGCTTGCGGCGACCATGCAAGAATCTGTTTAATACGCAGCTTGTCAAGAATCTGTTGCCATTGTGTACGCTTTTCATGGATTCCGGCTAGTTGTTCCTGAATCGTAAGTTTATCTTTATCTTTTGGATTTACGCAGAAAATAGCAGACCTATCGGAATAAATATCGAACATTAAACCGTTACGGTCTATGGTTTGTTCCAGTATATCATAATATCCATAACTACATTCATTTTCAGTCATACATAACCCGGTTAATTTCTCTTCCGCGTCGTCAATCGCTCCATGCAGGGTGTAATAACTGGTATCACCACACCATGAAAACCATTGATACGGTGTCGCGTCAATCTGTACTAAATCGCCGGCAGAATCACGGCGATAACGCGGACGGTGTACCTTGTCTTTTTTCGGTTTATTGTGCTTTTCCGGGGATTCTATTCCGGCTTCTGTAAGTATTGCGTAAATAGTTCTGTAGGAATAATGAATGTCGTAATAATCGTCTAATGCTTTTCTAAAGAAGTGGAAATTAACGCCTTCAAAGTCGATTTTATAAATGTTTATAATTTCTTTTTTCACGGAATCAGGCACTTTATTTTTAGGCTTCATTCCTTTATGACCGTTGATTAAAACTTTGTCGCCTTTTTTTTGAACTTGCCTTTTAACACGCATAAATGAGATTTTGTGTAGCCGGTTATCCGTGAGACTTGTTCGAGAGTGTATTTATTATCAATCAATCCTTGCAGATAATAAGCAAGATTTTCTCTATCGTGATGGTGTTTTACAGTACGCATATAATCACCTCCCATTTTATTATTGGCAGATTCACTTAGAAACTTTAGTTTATTGTGTCAAAGAGTATGCTTTTTGGTTGCGCTTTGGTTGTCAAAATTGTGTCAAGTTGTCATACATTAAGCGTGTCAAAAGGTTGTCAAAAATAAATGACAATATGACATATATAAAATTGTCAAATAAATGTCAAAAAATTGTCAAAAATATGTCAAAAAATTGTCAAAAATATGTCATAAGGTGTGTTTTGTGGTTGCGTTTTGGTTGTCATTTGGTTGCAAAATGTCCGCCTAGTATAGTATAGGTTAGGTAAGACAAGGATAGTATAGGCAAGCACAGTATAGCGCGTGTGCGCGTTTTTTTTGACATTTTGATTTTCACAAACTTTCCTGAAAAAAAAACTGCATAAACATCTTGCGCATAAAATCCACTTTTGGTATAACTCAATCGTTCCTGAAAAACGCCATTTCCAGTTGTCCGAAAAAAAAGTAAAAAAAAGTTGATTTATATTAACGAAAAGTATTGACAATCTTGATAGATAGTGCTAATCTTTAATCAACTTGGAAAGAGCAATCGGTACGAGTTGTTAGGATTAGCGTACTTTCCTAACCGCTTGTCGGTTCTTGCAGAAATGCAAGTATTAAGGGCTTGGTTCAAGTACGCAGAATCAAGCCCTTTCTTTTGGCAAAAATGATATGAAGTTGCATAGGGTGGTAATTGAGTACGGCGATAAAAAAATCGACTTGTACGAGACTGAACATGAGGGGAAAAAGTTTACCGGAACTTTCCGGGAGTGCTTGTTGTTCTGTATGGGCTACGGCACTGACCAAGCGGCAGAATTGCGCTATGAAATGGCAAAATTAAACCGCGCGGCGAATAAAAAGACGGCTGATGTCTCAAAGCAGAAGGAGTAAAACACCATGTTGTACGAAAAGGTTCTTGAATTGGGTAATGTGCATTTTACAGACACAAGCAAGTTCACACATGAACAGTGGCTTAAATTGCGCACTACTTGTATCGGCGGTTCTGACGCAGGAGCGATTTTAGGACTTAACAAGTATTCAACGCCTTTAAGCGTTTATCTTGCGAAAAAAGATTTTGCAAGTTTTGAAGGCAATAAGGCTACTGAATGGGGCAATATTCTTGAAGACCCTATCAGACAGAAGGCGCGCGAAGATTTAGGAATTGAGATTGAGACAGTTCCGGGAATGTTCCGCAATAAAGAACGCGAGTTTATGAACGCGAACTTTGACGGACTTGTTTTTGTGGAAGGCGAAAAAGAAATCGCCGGTAGTGTTGTTAGTGGTCTTGGCGGACACGAAATTAAAACATCACGCACCGGCGAGGGATTCACAAACGACGAAGTACCTGACAGTTACTACGCGCAGGTTCAACACTACATGGCAGTTACCGGGCTTTCATGGTTTGTACTCACCGTATTTATTTTCGACCAGTACGAAGGCAGACATTATGTTATTCCGCGTAATGACGAGTTTATTTCGCTGCTTATTGAGCGCGAAACAGACTTTTGGGGAAACAATGTACTTGCAGATAACGCGCCTAGCCCGACAGGAAATGAAAACGAACTTGAACTTGTGAAATCCTTACCTATGGCAGCAGAGGTTGAACTTGACAGCGAGTGTGAATCAATGCTTGACGAAAAAGAGATTATCGACGCGCAGATTAAGGATTTACAGGCAAAAAGCGACGCAATCAAAGAGCAGATTCTTATGCGCATGAGTGCTGCAAGCGGCGGCGAAAATGCTGAAAAAACAAAGGCAATTATCGGCGCATGGAAGGTTACATACAACACACAGGTATCAAAAAGAGTTGATACAAATGCACTGAAAAAAGCCGGACTTTACGAGGAATACTCAAAAGACAGTGTTAGCCGTGTTCTTAGAATCACCAAAAATAAGGGGTAATTGTATGAGCGAAGAATTAACAAGTGAGCAGGAATTAAGCCTTGCCGGAATCGCAAAATGCGACAATTTTTTGAAAAACTGGGCGATGGGTGGTTATAAGCGCAGCGAAAGATTATGCAATCTTTATGCAAACGAAATGCCACCTCTTAAAGTTGTGGAACGGTTCAAAAAATACAATCGAGAACTTGTAGACGGCGGCGCGGACGAAAGCCCGGATTTTCACATGGTTATATTTTATGCCAACGCAAAGCATGGTTTTATCTTGCGCTTGGTTGCAATACATGAGCGTGAAAATGCGTTTTCTATGGCTTGATACAGAAACAACAGGGCTTGAAGTTACCGATTCGGCAGCGTTTGAACTTGCGTTTATCTTGGTGGAAGGCGGAAAAGTTATTTGTGAAAGATGTTTTTCCCTGAATCCATTAAGCGAAACAATCAGGTATCACGAAGAAGCCGGAAAGATTCACGGTTATTCAGAGCAGGATATAAAGTCATTCCCGGACGAGAGGGAGCAAGTTCCAAAAATAGCGAACTTCTTAACAGAGGCGCGCGAACTTTGGAAAAACGACGGCAGTAAGAGTGAGAAGTTAGTCATAGCCGGCTACAATGTCGAGTTTGACATAAAACATCTTAAAGCCTTGCTTGACCGTAACGGCTACAAGTTTGAGGACTACTTCTCAAACATTATTGCTGATGTTTTTGTGCAGGTAAAAAGAGCCGGTATGCAAAAAGCATTACCCTACTTGCCTGACAGAAAACTAGGTACGGTTGCTAAACACTTGGGCATTACTCTTGAAAACGCACACGACGCTTTAGCAGACATTAAGGCGACAAGAGAAGTTGCCGGAAAACTTTACAAACTGGGCGTAGCCCTTCTTTAGGAGACCTGAAAACATGAATGTAAACGGAAATAACGCAAATACAAAACTTGCAAATGTAAATAACAACGGCGCAAAACCGACTTTGAAACAGTGGGTTGGTAAAATGAGCGACCAAATTAAAAACGCTTTGCCGGCAAACATTACGCCGGAGCGCATGATGAGAATTGCACTCACCGCACTTTCAAAAGACGCTAAACTTGCAAACTCTACGCCGGAATCGTTTATGGGCGCACTTCTTACAAGCGCGCAGCTTGGACTTGAATGTAATACACCGCTTGGACAGGCTTATTTGATTCCGTACAAAAACAAGGGCGTACTTGAAACACAATTCCAGTTAGGTTATCAGGGATTGATTGACCTTTGTTACCGTACAGGACAGTACAAAAAGATTGTTGCGCGTATTGTTTACGAAGGCGACGACTTTGACTATTCATATGGACTGGAAGAAAAACTTATCCACAGACCGCACGAAAAGACAGATAAACCGATTTATGTATACGGAATCTATGAACTGAAAAACGGCGCGAGCGCGTTCGAGGTTATGTCATGGGAAGCCGTAATGAATCACGCTAAAAAGTATTCGCAGAGCGTAAAGAGCGGTTATACATCACCGTGGACGACAGACCCGGAAAGTATGGCAAAAAAGACCGTTCTTAAAAAGGTTCTGAAATACGCACCGAAGGCGGTAGAAAACGCTGAACTTATTGCAGAAGCAGTAAACGGCGATAGCGCAATTATCAAGACAAACATCATCAAAGACGGAAACGACTACACCGTAACAAAAGACTTTGATTATTCGCCGGAAAATGTAATTGACGCAGAAGCAAAAGAGCCGGAAAAAATCGAGCAGAAGGCAGAAACACCGGCAAAGACTGAAAGCGCACCGGCTGAAACATTCGACGACGCAGGAATTGACGCAGCTTTTGAGGCACAGGCTGAAATGTATGATAACGGCGAAATACCGACGGGATACGGACTTTTTTAAGAGGTGAACGGTGAAAATAACAGGATTCTTTCACGGCGTTTTATATAAAAATCAAATTGTATTACGCGCCGCCGATTCTAAAGACTTACAGTTGATTTACAAACTTTTCAACGGCAAGAAAAGCAGAGAGGAACGCAGTAAGCAGGAAATACTTTTGAAATGCGACATCGACGCGCAATTTCAACACAGAAGTTACAAGCAGCTTAATAGCGTTTGGAAGTTAATCACTGTTATTTTCGAGAGTATGGAGCAGAGAAAACCGACAGAAAGCGAGCGTTACGACTTGTATTTAGATTTACTGGAAGAATACGCCGATAAAACGCCTTCAAGATTCAAGAAGGACACTTTACGCCCGGTACATATTTCAGAATCAAATACAGTTGAGGCAGCGCGATTTATTGACGGTTTACTCTACCACTTGGCTACACAATGCGAACTTAATTACGACTTGCAAGCTGATGTTCGTAAAGTTCTCTACGAATGGGAAATATGGCGCGGCAAGCAGGAACACGATTTTAAGGACGATATGACGGTTAGCGAGTGTAGAGAAAGAGCAGTTTACAGTGAGGCAAGCGGTTTAGGCGGTAGCGTAGATTGCCACCACATTGTAAGCCGGGGAGCAGCACCACAATTCGCAGATTGCGCTTGGAATGTGCTTGCCCTGACGCGAGAAGAACATGAGTTTTTTCACGCGCACGGTTGGAACGCTTTTTTTGAAAAATATCCACATTTACGCGGAAAGGTAGAAAGAGCGTTTGAAAAAGCAGGACATTTACCGATTCCACAATGGGATACGCCGGAAAATGTTCAAATTGAAAACTTAGCAGAATTAGCATTAAGGAGATAACGAAATGGAAACAAATCCTTTGTCATTGATAATCAAAGAAAAAACACTTGGAATCCTTGTAACAAACGCAAAAGACATTAACGCGTATGTCGAGGAAAAACTTAAAGAATATTCGGTAGACAATTATACCGGCGACGCTAAACAGGCTGCAAAAGACAAGGCAGAAATCAATAACGCAATTAAGACATTGAACGACCGCAGAATTGCACTTGAAAAAGAGTGGAATATGCCTTTTTCAGAGTTCAAAAACATAATTGCGGAAACTTGCGACATGATGAAGACCGCAAGCGGAAAACTTGATGTCATTGTAAAAGCAAAAGAGGAAGAGGAAAAAGCGCAGAAAAGAGCGCAGATTGAGGAACTTTGGAACGGTAAAAAGTTCAACCTTGTAACTCTTGACCGCGTTTTCGATTCAAAATGGCTGAATAAGACTACTAAACTTTCAACGGTAGCCGCTGAAATTGACACAATCATTAAAAACATTACAGGCGACCTTGCTTCACTGGACGCGTTCGGAGAAGATACCGCAATTCTCAAAGACCTTTACCTGTCTACACTGAACTTGCAGCAGACTTTGAACAAGGGAGCGGAACTTAAAGCAAACCGCGAACGCCTTGCGCAGTTGGAAGCTGAAAAAAAAGCACGAGAAGAAAAAGAAAAGGCAGAAAATGAAACGTTCGGGATTCGGGAAGAAGAGCAACAGGAAGAGCAGGAAAGCGCGCCGGCAGAAGATACTTACAATGTCGATTTTGAAACACGCGAAGTAGAAAAAGTTGAAACAAAACCGGCAGCACCTACAACCGGCACTGTTTATACTTTCAATATTTTCGGAAACGAAAGCGAGATTGAAAGTGTGCGCTCTATTGCTGATGATATGGGCTTAGAAATAATTCAAAGCGTTGTTATTCGCGGAAGTGAAAAACAGATTGCGACTTTCAAGACCTTGCTTGCTGATAACGGCGTAGGTTATGACAAACGCGTAATTATAAATCTTGCTGCAAAAAGAATTGATTAAAAATAGGGGGATTGGGGAAATGGCAGAGCGCAGAATGTTTTCAAAGTCTATCACAGAATCAGACGCATTTTTGGACTTGCCGTTTTCTGCACAGGCTTTGTACTTCCACATGGTGATGAACGCCGACGACGAAGGCTTTATAAACAGTTCACGCCGTATTTGTGGAATGTGCGGAGCGCAGGAAAAGGACTTAAAAGAACTTGTTGCTAAAGGTTTTATGATTCACTTTGATTCGGGAATCTATGTTATTAAGCACTGGAAAATAAACAATAAGATTCGCGGCGACCGTTTAAAATACACAAACTACCCGGAAGAAAAAGCGCATATTATTGAAAAATCTACCGGCGTTTATTCACTTAAAACACCGGGCGAAGAACCTAAACATGAGACTTTTGCAGAGCATTATAACTGTTTATCGCAGGAAAAAGACGACGGAACAGATAACGCGCCGGCAGAGGTTGAAAAAGTTGAAGATGTACCGGCGGAAGTTGTCAAAGAAAACTTGACAACAGAAACGCCGGAGCAGGAACAGGCGCGCGAAAAGTTTGGGTATGAGACAGAATCAGACCCACACAAAAACTATGCTGAACAGATTTTTGATGTCTTATTCTCTCATAACTTGCCTTGCTGCAAAGGAAACATAATCACCTTTACAATGCGCGACTTTAGGCTTGCAAATAGTGAACTTATGCGATTGCACTTACATAGCAACGATGTTATCGCAGCAGTAAAGAACTATGCGGAAGTTATCGACCTGAAAAGACAGGGCTTAACTTGGTGGAACAGTGAACAGGATTTCTTTCATTTTTGCGAAAAGAAAACAATCCTTAAATTCTTGCCGGAAAACTTCAAGATTGAGAATTTCTTAAAGCAGAAGGACGGCGCGGAAAGTTCGCAGGTTGAAAACAAAATCCAGTTATAAGGAGGCGGCGTATGAATGAGATTGCAAATATCGGCAAGATGTTTCCGCAGTTTGCTACACATGATTGTACTTTCAAATGCAAAAAACACGGTGAAGTAAAAGGTTACTACTTTGAGACCAGTGGTGAAAAAGAATATGTTTGCCCTATGTGCGAAGAAGAAGCGCGTAAAGCGGAAAAAGAAGCTGAAATAGCGCGACAGGCTGAATACCTGAGAAGACAACGCTATGACACATACCGCGAGCGCAATATAGAGCCGGAATACTGGGAGAAGGAATTAAAAGACTACATTCCACAAACGCCGGAGCAAGAAAAAGCACTTGCAGCAGTAAATGACATGATTGTTAAAAAATCCGGGAAAGTAATTTTACTTGGTTCAAACGGAGTTGGTAAAACCTTCTTAGGAAGTATGGCAGTTAAAGCACTCGGCGGAAAGATTTTGTCAGTGTACGAAATTACAACGATGATTCGACAGAGTTATTCAGTAAAAGCGGAGCGGACAGAATTAGAGATTGTGCAGGATTTAGCGTCAATTCCTATGCTTGTAATTGACGAAATGGGCAGGACTAAAGGCAGCGACGCAGAGTTGAACTGGCTTAGTTACATATTGGATAAAAGGCATACAAGAAACTTGCCTTTTATGATTCTTACAAACACACACCTTTCAAGGGATTGCCCGAAAAAAGGTTGCGACAGTTGCTTTGAGCGGTTTGTAAACAATGATGTTTTGAGCCGGCTTAGAGAAAACTCAAAGATTATGACAATTAAAGCACCTGACTATAGGGCGAGGAATTAAAACATGAATGATTTGAATGATTATAGCGTTATCGGACGCTTAACACGCGACTTAGGCGAGCGCGATTTTGCATATATCGGAAACGGCACGGCGAAGGCTGATTTATCTATTGCCGTAAACCGTAGTGTAAAGCGCAATAATGAATGGCAGGAAGAAGTGTCGTACTTAGATGTCATTGTATGGGGTAAGACCGCCGAAAACTTAAAACCTTTTTTTGCAAAGGGAAAGCAGATTGCAATACGCGGACACCTGAAACAAGACCGTTGGGAAAAAGACGGACAGAAACATTCACGAGTGTATATCGTTGCGGAAGATGTGCAGCTTTTAGGCGTTAAAGATAAAAACGGCGGTAATAGCAACGGCGGAAGTTATCAGAATAACTACAATTATGGCGGCGGAACTCCACAGTTTACACCGGCTGCAAATAACGCCGGTCATGCGGATATGGGAACATCTGACGACGGATTCCCGGAAGACATTCCATTCTAATTTAGTGAGGTGAGAAAATGGGATTTTCAAGTACGGCTTGTTTTAGAAATGAAGTAGGCAAAGTTTTAGGAAAATTGCGCGTTGATTTTGGCGAGACAGTTGCAAAGCAGAGTAAAAGACTTGGATTCAATCCGGCGTATGTCTCACTTGTAAGCAGCGGCGACCGTGGATTTTCTTTTGAGTTTTACAAAAGAATCTTTGAGTGTTACGGCGAAAAAGCAGAGGAATACCGCGAGATTCTTACGACGGAACTTATAAAGCCTGATGTAAAAGCGCGTTTTGAAGAGACTTTCAACGTCGCGACTTTGGAACAAATGATGTATGTAATTTTCGGGGCGAAAAATTAAGGGGGAAATTATGAAATGGGAACTTATTAAAGCAATCGAAGAACAGGGCTATAAACTTGCCGGACTTTCTGAAAACGGAATGGGAATGATAAATATTGCCATTGAATCTAACAAGGTGTTTGAAAAAGATTCTAACATCGAAGTTGAAGAATCTGAAAAAGCAATGACTTTTCAAGGTGTAAAATGGGCAAGTAAAAACTTAGAAGCTTATAAATATGTAAAAGTCGGCGACAGATTTTATATTGAAAAACTGACAGTAAAAGCGACTGGAAGTTTTGAAAAAATCAATCTTGAAAAAGTGCCGGTTATTGCGGTTGATGTAAGAAAAGACTGCGTTTTATTCAACTTTGAAAATATTCTTTTCAGACATTGCATTGATGATGATTACGAAGAAGGCGGCAACTTTGAAGAAACAGAATTAGGCGTTTATCTCAAAGACGCTTTCAAAAATGCACTTGAAAAGGCTATTTGCGTAGGCGTTTATGATTGCAGCTTGCTGACTAAAGAACAGGTTTTTGAAGACCTTGAATATTTTAAGCCAAGAAAAAACAGAATCAAAGTATTAAGTGATGATAGTAATACTTGGTGGTGGTGGACTAAATCGCCGTGCGCCTCGACTTCCACCGACTTCTGCACTGTCCACAGCAACGGTTATAGCTACTACAACTCCGCGAGTTATAGCAGCGGTGGCGTTGCCCCGGCTTTCCTGATTACACGCGATTAGCGTGTAATGTATCTTGAATCACCCGCTTTATGCCGGGGAGTAGAATTTGTAATGAAGTTTGAAAACACAACGGTTACAGGAATTGAAAGAAGCCGAACAACAGCTTCAACCTGACAAGGAGGATTTATATGAATAAAGTTATTGTTTACATAAGACACGACAGACACACTGATGATTTAATAAAAGTGTTTGCTTTTTCTGATATTAACGTTGAAAAGGTTAAACAGATGTGCATAGATGATTGGGGTTCTGAAGGTTATATAAACGGATATGATGGAGATTTTTCTTACGGTGTTACGGAAGATTATTATTCTTATTACCATGTAAAAGAAATAGAAGAGGTATAAAATGAAAGGAATAAAGGTAAGTTTGCTTAAAAACATACATTATCAGTTAGTATGTTAGGAAATCACGTTTATCATATAAAATACAGGAAGGATTAAGCAGATGAAACCAGAAACAATCGATATAAAAAACAACACAAATAATACTATCAGCGTATCTAGTCGAAATGAAGAAGAACAGGAACCAAGGGGCGATTTTCACGATTTTGACTATGAGCCAGATGATATATCTTTTTTGAAACCACCTGCACAAATAGGAACACCTGAACATTTAATATATAAAACAGAATGTTTGCTTGAGCTAATACTTGAAGAACTAATACAAATAAGAAATAAATTAAATTAAATAAATAATACAGGTATTGACAAGATATAATACCTGTGATATATTATATACATACGGAGGTTAAGATGTACGTTTATGAATTACTTGAAAGTAGTATTAGAAACTATAAAGAGCTTGTAAACAAAAGCCTTATAGGAAATCTTCCTGCTATAGAAAAGTCTATAAAGATACAGGAAGAAAGATTAATGAACCTAACACTTGAAGAAGCAAGTGAGGTTATATAAGTATTAACAGGAATAAGCAACTAGCAGTTGTATGTTAGTGGGCTTTGGTATACAACTACCAGTAGTTTCGATTTACTACATTCCTGAAAAGTGGACACAAATCGGATTTAAGCCGATGGACAACACTTAATTACCAGCGAGCGAATGGGAATAAAACCTGCTGGTGCAAGAATCGCTAAAACGGTTTTCTGGATGTGTTGCTGTGAGTTGACCGCATGGCGTAATAACATCTTGCGAAGTCCTAGCAACGGGGAGATACTTGTATCTGACCACTAGGCATGAAGCTGAACCGCCGACTGTTCGCGGTGTAGGCTTCCACGGTTCCTAGTACCTACCACAAACTAGGTAGGAAGTTCAGTAATAGCTGACGGTCTGTTTCAACGCCGGACACTTCCTAAATCCTTGCCCGTATGGGCTGGAAATAACAGTCGGCAGACTATAAAATGCAACCTATTATTATATATATCGTTCGGCATGGAACCGTTGGTTATTGCTGAACACTTGCCTGTGTGACCGAGCGGTTAGGTACGCTAATAAAAAAGCGCAACAGTGGTTCAACTCCACTCTCGGGCTATATTTCATAGTAAGGAGAAATAAAATGGCAAACATAAACATGGTTACACTAGAAGGAAGAATGACAAAAGAAGCCGAAGTGAAACAGACTGAAAAATCTGCAATAGCTAATTTTACAATAGCTGTTAATCACTTTGATTCACGTACAAAAGAAGAAGTTTCATCATTCTTTGATATAAAGTGTTTTGCTCATAACGCAAATTATGTGGGTAAGTACGGAGCAAAAGGCGCAAAGATTGTTGTAGCAGGAGAGGCACGGCAAGAAAGATGGGAACACGAAGGAACGAAAAGAAGTAAAATTGTTTTTTATGCTAACAACATATCGCTAGATGGAAAAAAAGAAGGAAACCTTGCAAGTCCCGGTAACAAATACAATGGATCACAACCGTATAATGCAAATAACAAGTCGCAAGAAGCTTTTGTTGAAGATAATCCATTTAACGATTTTGATATACCATTTTAATATATATGATTAAAAGGAGAAATAAAATGCCATCACCAATAACATTTTTTAAGTTGACGAAAAAAGAACAGGATACGCTTGTAAGAGCCTGTAAGATGTTCAAAATATACAACGTCAAAACAAAAACATTCGATAACAAGTCTGAGTGTTACAAACTGATTATGCTGTTTTTAATGAAGCAGTATAAAATATCTTTTAATGCCATGATTACATGGAGTGCCGATTTCTATACGTGCCTTGAGAATGTATGGAGAATGGGCGTG